CCAGACGTTACGTTTGTTGAACGTGAAGCACCACTTACCCCGCAGCAGAAGATGTACTACAAGACTCTAAAAGACTTGATGGTTATGGACGCGGCAGGTGAAGAGGTTACGGCTGTCAACGCAGCGGTAAAGATCAATAAACTGTTACAAATTTCAGGTGGTGCAGTTTACTCGGATACTAAAGAAGTTATTGAGTTTGATGTTAGCAATAGACTAAATGCTGTACAAGAAGTCATCGAAGAATCAAGTCATAAGGTGCTAGTGTTTGTACCTTTTTCTCATACGATTCAACTACTTAAAGAACATTTATCTAAGTCAAGTATCAAGGCTGAGATCATTAGTGGTCAAGTTCCTGTGAACCAACGCAACGACATCATCAAACGTTTCCAAGAACAACAAGACCCTAAAGTATTAATCATTCAACCACAAGCTGCATCACATGGCTTGACACTAACCGCAGCAGATACGATAATATGGTACGCACCTGTCACCTCAGTAGAAACATACCTGCAAGCTAATGCTCGTATCAATAGACCGGGGCAAAAGAATGCAATGACTATCGTGCATATTAAGGGTAGCGAAGTAGAGACAAGAATGTATAGCATGTTGCGTAACAACATTAAGAATCACAATCGAATCATTGAACTCTATAAACAAGAATTATCGGAAAAGTAGATTGCATTGTAAGAAAATGGTGTAGAATAAAATTTAGTAATAAGCCTGAGAGCTAGGATGTTGTATTTGTTTATAGCATAGCAAAAGCGATGGGAATCCTTTCCCTAGTTCTCAGACCTATTACACGACCCCAGCCGGAGGTGGGGCTAATAACACCGGCAGTGGGAGCTAAGCCCTTCCTTTCCGTATTAGTACTACTAGGCTTAGTGATCCCACATATAAACTAAAAAGGAGCTGATATGGAAGATGAAGATATACCCGCAGAAAAATTAGCAAAGATTTATATTAAGATTCGTGATGCTAAATCAGAGTTAGTGAAGAAGCATGACGCAGAAGTAGCCGAGTTGGATGCACAGATGGATATGCTATCTAAAAAGATGCTAGACATTTGTAAAGAAAACGGAGCCGATACAATCAGAACTAAAGCAGGTACTATCATGCGTAGTGTATCCACAAAATACATGACCAATGATTGGGATAGTCTGTATACGTTCATCAAAGAACATGATGCGATTGGTTTACTAGCTAAGGCTATACACCAGACCAACATGAAGCAGTTTTTAGAAGAGAACCCTGATGTTTTTCCACCCGGCATGTTAGTTGACAGCCAATATAAAATCGTTGTGAGGAGAAGTAAACAATGAGCGAAGTCTCTATTTTTAAGAACCGTGCTGTAACCGTAGGCGGTAAGAAAGCCCCTAGTGCTTTAACCCAGTCGTTGATGAAGGCGAACTCGGGTAGCCGTATCCCACGTATTTCCCCACGTAATGGTATGTTCAAGCGTATCGTTAATGGTGAAGATGTAGGTAAGTTAAAGAACCCTCTGCGTGTAGTTATTGTAGGTGTAGCACCTGCGACAGCACAGCGTACGTTCTATGCTAAGACATGGGATCCAAATGCAGAAGCAGCACCACCGGATTGCTGGACTAACGATGGTCAAAAGCCTGACGCTAGCATCAAAGCACCACAAGGTAAGAACTGCGAAACCTGCCCACAGAACGTAAAAGGTTCAGGTCAAGGTGATACTAAAGCTTGCCGTTTCAAACGTCGTATTGCTGTGATCTTGCCAGAAGAAGCCGATGGTAATAACAGTGGTCAGGTGTATCAGTTTGAAGCAGCATCTAAGTCTATCTTTGGTAAGGGCGCTAATCACGTTCACCCATTGAATGCTTACATAGACTACATCATTGCTAACGGTGAGGACATTGACGGTGTTATTACTGAAATCTCTTTCAACGAGAACAATGATAACCAAAGCGTTCTGTTCCGTGCAGTTGACTTTGTAGGTAGTGATCCAGACTTAGTTGAAGTTGTGGCTAAAGCAGTTGAGTCCACCGAAGCACACAAAGCAGTTATGTTGACCCCCGGTGCTATTGACAAAGGTGAGGTTGAAGTTCCTAAAGCTATCGCAGCACCACAGGTAGCCGATGAACCAGACGAGCCAGTAGCTGCACCTACTAAGCGAGCCAGTAAGAAACCTGAAGTAAGCGAAGCACCTAAAGCCAACCTAGCCGATGTGGTTAGTGCTTGGAGCGACGACTAAACTAACTGTCCCGCACGTAGCGGCTTGGGGGGCTTGCCCCCCTTTTTTACCTCTATAAAAATACATGGCTAACTTTGACCTATTAGATACAGTACTTGCTACCGAAGGGTGGTACGCTGTTGTGGGGATTAAGGAAAAGTCAGTACTACAAGAATTAGTTCAAACTCGTGAAGAAGTAGACGCATTAGTAGCTAAGTTTCTAGCAGCAGAACGTAACGTATATTTTGGGTGTGCCAAGTACGAGACGGGCGAGAACCGGAAGAAAGACAATGCTAAGTACTTCAAAACATTCTGGATGGACATTGACTGTGGTGCGGATAAGGCAGTACCAGACCCCACGACTGGAAAGATTGACGGCTACGTAGACCAAGCAACAGGACTAGCCGAGCTACAAAGATTTTGCAAGACCTTAGGATTACCAAGACCAACCTTAGTTAACTCAGGACGTGGTATACACGCATACTGGGTGTTGGATGAAGTTATCTCAAGAGAAGAGTGGGAGCCTGTGTCTAACCGGATACATGCACTGTGCGACATACACAACTTGTTGGCAGACCCATCGTGCTTTGAGGCTGCGCGTATCCTGCGTATACCTAACACGTTAAACTTTAAAGATTCACCCCCCTCTAATGTAGAGGCACTTTCTTTGGGTAAGACCACAAGTCTTGCTCAGATGCGCGAGATACTAGGTGTGGTGGATGAGCCTAAAAAGCTTTTCACCCCTCGCCCATTGCGTCAACGTAGTGCTTTGACCATGTCCCTTATGGGTAATCGTGTGTCGAAGTTTAAGACAATTATGATTAAGTCAGCACAAGGTCAGGGTTGTCAGCAGTTAGTCCATTGCTATCAGAACCAAGATACCATTAGCTACAATCTATGGCGCTCGGCTTTGTCAATAGCGGCTTTCTGCGAAGAAGGTGTTAATGCAGCACACAAGATGTCTGAGAACTATCCGGGGTATGACCCTGAGGAAGTGGATACAAAAGTCCATGACCTACAGCGCAACGGTGGTCCACATTTCTGTGAGACGTTCGAGAAAGAAAACCCTAGCGGTTGTGATGGCTGCATACACAAAGGCAAGATCAAGACCCCTATATTATTGGGTAAAGAGATTGCACGTGATGAGCCAACGGAAGAAGGTTATGTAGTTGAAGTGGAAGCAGAGGAAGAAGAAGTTGAGCAGTATGTAATCCCTGAGTATCCATTCCCATTCTACAGAGGTAAGGCAGGTGGTATATACAAGCAAGCTAAGGATGACGATGCTGAAGATGATCTAGTCTATGAGCATGACTTGTATGTAGTTAAGCGTATGAAAGACCCAGAGCTGGGTGAGGTTGCTTTGATGCGCCTACACTTGCCACGTGACGGTGTTGCTGAGTTTACTGCACCACTTGACCACATCATAGCTAAGGATGATCTACGTAAAATCTTGGCTAAGCGTGGTGTAGCAGGGTACCCGAAACAGATGGAACTACTAGCACAGTTTGTGTTAGCTAGCATAAAAGAACTACAGCTTGAACGAAAGGCGGAGCTTATGAGAACACAGTTTGGATGGGCAGATAATGATAGTAAATTTATTATTGGAGATCGTGAGATAACAGCAGAAGGTATATATTACAGCCCACCTTCATCACAGACTACGGCTATAGCACACTACATGACACAAGTAGGTACATTAGATGCGTGGAAAGAATGCTTTAACATGTATAATCGACCCGGACTAGAACCAAACGCATTTGCTGCGCTTACAGGATTCGGCTCTCCGTTGTTGAAGTTTACAGGGCTAAGTGGCGCTATTGTTAATGTGATCTTCAAGAAGTCAGGCTCAGGTAAATCTACTACCTTAGCAATGTGTAACAGCATTTATGGACATCCTACTAGGTTGATGGCTATGCCTAGAGATACAATGAATGCACGTATGCAGAAGCTAGGTGTGATGAATAACCTGCCTTTCACGATGGACGAAGTCACTAACATGAAGTCAGATGAGTTCTCGGATTTAGCCTACGCTATGTCCCAAGGGAGAGGTAAGGATCGTCAGAAATCGTCCGCCAACGAACTGCGCCTTAACCTCACTTCTTGGCAAAACCTATCCCTCTCCAGTGCCAATGCCAGCTTCTATGAGAAGTTAGGTTCCTTAAAGGCTACGCCTGATGGTGAGCGTATGCGCTTTATTGAGTATGAGATTGGTTATACCGATGCTATATCTACTGAGGAAGGTAAGCGTGTATTTGACCACGAGCTTCTACAGAACTACGGACATGCCGGTGACATCTATGCACAATGGTTAGTAGCTAACAGAGAAGAAGCTATCCGTAACCTCCTTGAAGTACAAGCTAAGATTGACAAAGAGTTACGTCTTACCCAGCGTGAGCGTTTCTGGTCTGCGGTCGTAGCGTGTAATATCACAGGCGGTTTAATTGCTAAGTCATTAGGTTTAATTAACTACGACATGAAAGCAATTTACAAGTGGGCTACCACGATGGTACGTGACGTTCGTGAGGATACTGTTGCTCCAGTTGATGATGCTTCTAACATCGTTGGTGATTATATGAACCGCCACTTACGTAATATCTTAATCGTTAATTGTGAGACAGACGCTAGGACTAAGCTAGCACCCGCGCCAATACAAGAACCATACGGTGAATTAGTTATACGATATGAGCCAGATACTAAGAAAATGTTTATTGTATCTAAGCACTTTAGAGATGACTGCGTAGAACGTCAGGTTAACTACAAGGACACACTAAAGCAGCTTACAGCTCGTGGGGTATATCAGGGAAGCACTACACGTCGCATGACTACAGGCACTAAGATTAAGGGACCACCTGTTCATGTCATGCAGTTTAATTGTGATACACCTGACTTCATTAGCTTGGATGATTACTTAGATGCGAGTGCAGGGGATACCGTACCAAATTAACTGGAAAGCATTCAAGCCGGGGACTTCGTTCTTTATCCCTTGCTTGGATACCAAAGCTGCTGAAGAAGAGATAAGTTTTATCGTAAATCGTTTACAAATAGATGTGGTTATCAAAGTTGTAA